TCCAGTATAATAATAACTTTCTATTGCTGGATAACTAGAATGTGTAAAAGTTATATATAGTGAACGTGGAGCAATCTGAGTCCCGCCTTGGTCAATTTCTATTACAATAGGAGTAAACTGGCCCCACTCTTTTGTTACTTGTAATGTTGCAAATTGCCAGTACCCAGAGCCGACTGGCGTAACTGAATAAATAGGTTCTCCCGAAGTCTTGCTATTTTCAACAATAGTTTCTATTTCTTGGGTAGTACTATAGCTATCAAATTTATCATTTACATCTGACCTAACAAGAGATATAGCATTATTTAACTCTGTTTTTGTTGCATAAATACTTGCGGCGGTCAGCAGTACGCTCTCTTTTGCGGCGGTTACCGCGCTTGAGGTCGCCGCAGTTGTACTATAATTTTTTAATAAATCTAAAGTATAATTTTCTGATTCTTGCACATAATCTTCTGGTGCAAGTGAATACTGGCTAGGCTGCGAAGCTTGTTCCAGTTTCATGTTATAAATCCAGTAATTAGCTACATTAAAGGCAAATTCCGGAGTGAATACCGCAGTCGCAGTAAAAGGTATCTCCACTTTTTGCCAACTTGTGGTAACATCAATTGAAGTGGTATTATCATTTCCGCATTGAAGTTTAATTGTGTTAGCTTTACTAGATTTAATATAAAATTTTATATATATATCACCAATAACATCAATTTCATTTAAACTTAAATAAATATCATCAGTAATGCTAATGTAAGCACAAGTATCTTGAATGTTATCGGGATTTGCTGTCGTAACACTTTTTATTGTACTCATATCTTTAGTCCTCGCTTAAGATTGATTCCACCTGCGCCTTTAATTTCTCTGGCACATCCTCGATAGTTTTTATTCCTTTTCTAATTAATTCTGCATAGATCTTTGCCATGTCATTCTCTCCTTAATTTAATAATTCATAAACATCGCATAAAGCAACCTGTAGATCAGTAAGGTCACTTTCCAATTCTGTATTTTTATCTGAAATTAATTTGATGTATTCATCCTTTTCACATTCAACTAAATTATATTGAAATTCAGTAATTTCTATATCGTCAATTACTTTAGTCACTTCTTCAATATCACTAGCAATAAATACCTTATTTTCTGTTAATTCTATTGTTTGTGGTTTATTATTGCTATAAGTAATTCCATAATCTTTCATTGATTTTTCTTCCTTTTCTTATATTTTTTCTGGGCAATTTTTTGTATATTTTTGCGACGTACTGGAAATTCTAAGTATTTTTGATACAATCTATACCCATCGCAATATGATACAATTCCACTATAAGCATTTATCATACCTATTTCAGTTTTATTATAATAAATGCATTCCCGCCCTTTCTTAATTAAAGGTTTCATTTTACGTTTTAGATTTTTGCAAGTTGATTTCCTTAATAGGGTATAGTTATCAAAAATTCTATAACCCATGAAGTCAATTTTATTTCTTCTAATAATTTATGTAATTCTTCTTTTGTACTACCAAAAATAACACAATCATCCATATATCTATGATAATATTTAATATGTTTAACTTCTTTTATCCAATGGTCAAATTCTGATAAGTAAAGATTCCCACTATATTGTGATAAATAATTACCTATTGGAATCCCCGTTTCATAATCCGGATTTCCATTTGGATATAATCTTTTTAAATCTTCTTCTGTAGCAGTATTTATACTATCAATGATTTCATTAATTAATAAAAGAACATCTTTATCTTTAATTCTATCTGCATATTGTCCTTTTAAAATTGTATGGTTAATACTTTGATAATAATGTTTTATATCAAATTTTAAACAAAATTTGCATCCTTCTTTATCATTATACATATCTTGCTTAACTCTATCTAATCCATAATTATATATTCCTCTTTTTGGAATTGCAGAATAAGTATCTGCTGTAAAGGAATTAACTAAGCAAGGTCCAATAACTTGCATCAATGCCCATTGACACACCCTATCAGGGAAATAAGGCAATGCATAAATTGTTCTATTTTTACCATGCTCTACTCTTTCAAAAATTTTATATTCGCTTGTACGATAAGTGTGATTTACAAGCATTTCGTGTAATTGTTCTAGGCATTCATCTCTATGTTCGTCTACATACTTAACTTCTCTATAATATGATTTATTCTCTCTGGCATTTTTATGTGCTTCTAATAAATTATCCATATTGCACACTTTTATATATAAATTGTTGTATCTCTTCAAGCCAGAGTTTCTCCTTAATGTTTAATATTTTTTCGTTATTTTCATCTAAAACCAAGACCTCACATAATTGTTACTATCACAGTTTTAACTCTTTTATATTTTGCCAAGAGGCAAGGTTAATCAACCCTCGGTTTATATAATAAACAACCTAAGTTGTTATTACTTAATTAATTAACTGTGCACCCACTAATATTCCGATTACGATTACTAACACCATTATTCAAATTCCAATAAAAGCTACCAGTATTCGAGCCATTATTCCAATTACTACCAAGTTGAGCAATTTTTTATATTAGTACGGGTGATTAACCCTTATGTACTTTATCAAGTACTTATGTTTAATATTGTACACTATTATTTACTATTTGTAAAGTAAAATTTTAAATTTTTTTAATTTTTTTTACGCATTTGGAATTTGAACCGCGCACCCACCAAAATTCCGACGACGAATACCAACACCATAAGCCAAAAACCAATAAAAGCTACCAGCAGTCGAGCCATCAGTCCAACTACCACCAAACTCAGCAACTCTATATCCATTTAGATTACTTGTTATACTATTATAATCACCTACTGGAAGTGCACTATTACCTCCACCACATTCACTAGCAAAGAATAACCAGTCATAATCTTCATTACCATAACCAAAAGCTGATATATATCCACTTGTATTAGTTACAGTAAATCCTGCACTTTCATAATTATCACTATTTTTACTTTCTGCATAATTATAATCGGTACAAATATAAGGTACACCACCTTTTTGAGAGCCATTACCATAAATATTTATACCATCTACAAATTTCCAAATATTACCCCAAGGGTTTTCTTGACCACGATATGAAACAGCTAATTTATCACTTGTGGTTTGACTTGTACCAGTATAGTCTTTAGTGCTTGTAGCTTGTCCGCTTGCATTACCTAAACTCGACGTGCTTCCAGTATAAGATGAGCAATTATAGCTTGAATTATCTGTAATGGAAACTACACCTTGACCCAATGCTGTTTGTGTATTTGCAATACCAAATTCAATTAACATTAGCCACTGTGTAACACTAGCTTCTTGAATACCCATGCTATACCATGTACTACCCCTATTTTGGCACATTTGATTGATATTAGGTCTCGTTAGATTTTGGGATAATCCACTAGCAGCTCTAACATTTGCAATACTGCTGAATTTATCTTCACTAACATTCATTACCTGACTATCATCTGTAATATATGCACTAGCTGAAGTATCATATATACAACCTTCGAATCCTGGGAGCATTATATAATCTCTTTCAAGTCCTTTCGCTAGTCCCTTAGTAAACGCTGGAAAACATTTAAATCCATCTCTAGGTGTGGCGCACATATAGTAATTAGCTTTTCTCACATGATATCCAAGTCCGTCTGTTTGCTGTTCTAACACCAATGGCACCATCTTATAATAGAATTTAGGTTGATATACCATTACTTGACCATTGCTACCATCTTCCTTATAACCACTATCACCATAGTATGCATTGATTGTACCATCATCAGCCACATTACATCTTTTTCTACCACCAAAAGGGGTAAATTTATCAAAGTCACTTCCTGCGGAAAGGCCCTTCGCGCCTGCTAGCCTGGTAAAGGTTTTATTAGCCCAGTCCGCGCAGATTCCCGCAATTTCAGAATCCTCATATCCGACATAGCCTTGCAAATCAGATAAGCTACTTGACAGACTACTAATATTTTTAGTATTAGTTGCAATATTAGTAGTATTCGTGCTCACATTTGATTGCAGTGTAGTGACTTTTGTAGAACTACTGAGAATATCATCAATTACTGTTTTAATTTCTACATTTGCCATAAATAATTCTCTCCTTCATTAATATACTAAAACACTACCATTATAAGTAAGTGTATTGCTATTATTTACAAGATAAGAGTTAAAAAATACATTAGCAGTATAAGATAAATCTTTACTATTGAGTATTAGATTCCTACCTCCTATTACTAAATCAGCTACATCCTCTCCATTGGAGAGTTTAATCTCACCTAAATACACATTATTATCTATATGATAAAATGTATCTTCATCTTTCGTACTTAAAGCATCGTATTTAGTTTGAGTTCCTTTTAAAAATTTTACTTTATCTGCCATTATTTCTCCCCATTACAAAATAAATAAATAATGGAGTTATTTTATAATTTAATATCAATAAACATAACTCTTATTTATTTATTTATTAAACTATCTATTTTCTCTGTTAACTCGTTAATTTGTTTTTGTTGCCTTTGAATTAAGGCTGTATTGATTGCGATAAACTCTTCATATCGCAAGCTATAAATATACTCTGGATTACCATTTTCATCATAGGCATCTACTTCTTTAATTTCTTCCTCTTGAATAATATTACCATCTTCATCTTTTACAGCTTCTTTAACCACTTGAACTTTCTTTTTAACATCTTTGCACCATCCCGCAAAATCTAAATCAGTTAATTCATATTTTGCCATTAATTCCTCTACGTCTTGAGCTATAAAACCTATATGGGTTCTATTACTTGTTCCATTAGTAAATTTAAATGACTTAGGTTGTAATTCAAGCATCATATTTAAATATTTATCATCAAGATTTTTAATATCCTTTTTAAAATTCTTATCTGAAGAACTTAGTACTGTACCATGAATATTCTCAATATATGCGTGTAACCAACGATAACCGTCAGAGCCTAAATAACTAGTTGAACTTGAAGAAAATTCATCTGTTCCTGCATCAGTAGCTACACTAATTCCTCGAGGTATAAAATACCCCTCATCAGCAGGAAATCTAAATTCTAGTCTTCGACTTCTTAAATTTAATGATTGAGTTCCTTCATCATCTTTAGGACTCGCTCCAGTTGTTGAACCAATGGTAATATAATTTTGAAAAAGGTTATCTGCAATAAAAAATGTGTTATCTTTACTTAAAGCAATTAATCGTCTAGGTGTATCCTCATTATCATAAGAATAGAAGCCCTTATCCACTGCCATTGTAACTCTACCAGTTAACTTTCCTCCAGTTAAAGGTAAAGCATACTCTGAATAATTACTTTCATGTAATACTTTTTTAGTACTTGTTGTTGTGCTAGTGCCACTCTCTGGTACTGATATGAATATAGTGGGATATCCAGCCGCATTTCCATCGCTTGAAGGGTCCCAACCTGAAGATATTATTGTTTTGCCAGCATGAGCGTGAGATGAACCGGATTCTGCCCCGATCCATAAATTAGTTCCATTGTCATAAACACCTGGATAAGAATAACCAGTCGTATCAGTTAAATAATAACCTACTTTTGTACTAGCAGTTAAAATATTACCCGTCATAGTGCCTCCCGAAAGAGGTAAATGTGCAGAGTCATCGCCTGATGACATAAAATCCGCGGGCGTCGCAATAGTAATACCACTAGGGGTAGAAGACAGATCTTCATCTGTCCAAGTTACAGTCATATAAGTTGGATTATGATATCTATTAATTTGACAAATTAAATCTGTATCATTATCTTGATTACTAATTGCTAATCCATAAACATCAGAACTTCCCTCAATTGGATAATAATATAACGTTGTTTTACTAACTAACGCAACCTCAGGTAAATAACTATTTCCAAAATAAGTAACTTTTATTTCTTTAGTTTTACTTGAAGTATATTGACCTGTTATATATAATATTACCCAATATCCATCAACTGATAATTCTAACACTATTGGGCCTTTTACACTATTATCAGAAGTTCTTAATGTATTTAAATTAATTTGTGCAAATTCATGTAATAAAGTATTTTTAGGTATTGTAATATTGTGTGCGTAGAAATTACCAGCTGCATTTAAATTATTTTTTACCAATAATTTATATAATGGTTCACAAGTAATATCAATATCTGCACTTGGTTTAGAATTAGTTAAAGAATCTCCCCAAGTAATTGTAACATTCTCTGGAATTGGATTGTGACAACGTAAAATATGAAGATAACTACCATTTGCCATATAAGCATATAAAGTATAAGTTACATCATCTTCTTTATGTAAAATAAAAGTAAAATCCTGTCCTAATGTATAACAATGAGCTATTTGTAATTTACTATCACTATCCTGATATAAAGAAATATGTAATATAACCCTAGATTCAGGCTTACTTACTTCCATAATTATTTCATATTTAGAAGAAGCTTTAGAAAAAGCTTTGGTTAATTGAATAGTAGCAATTTTACCATACCAAAGACCGGAAGTTTTACTATTAATAATTTTATTTACATAACTACCTTGTGTTTCAACAATAGGACCAGTCATTGTTCCGCCTGATAAAGGTAAATAATTATCGCCGCCACCAGTTAATT